GTGGCACCTATACCTATTTTAATAAATCAAAGCATAACAACACAAAAAAACATTTATATGAAATTCTTAAAAATGAAATTTCAGAACTTAAAAAAAATCTCTAAAAATTTCTTTATAATATTTTAGTATAAAAAAATATTATAAAATTTAAATTCTAAATATAAATATATAGTAATGGTTAAATTCCCTGAACTTACTTTAACACCCATCAAAAGCAAACTTGATTATCTCACACTTAATGAAGAAGTATCAATTGAAGTTTTAAATAAATTGATTAATTGCGATTTATTACTTGATAGTTTTCATAATCCTACCGCATCGCTTAAATATTCAAATGAAAGAGAACAACTTTTAAAATATAAGAAACTTCATAAATGTGGTAAATTTGAAATAACTTATAAAAGAACAAATGGAATGAGTTTTGGACGTTGTAATCCTGTTGGAGCTTTGGGATTGTTTTGTATAAGAAGAGAAATACGTCATACTCTAGCAAAGAATATTTATATTGATATTGATATTGATAATTGTCATCCAACTATATTATATCAAATTTGTAAAAAATATAATATTGAATGTGATAATTTAGAGGATTATGTTAATAATAGAAATGATTATTTAAAAGAGGTAATGAATACATATGGGGTTTCACGTGATGATGCGAAAAAATTATTTATTATCCTTTTATATTTTGGTGGTTTTGAAGGTTGGGCTGAAGGTCTTAAATTAGAAAATATTAAACCAACCAAGAATATTAAGAATTTTAAAAAAGAATTACAAAATATTGGACAGGAGATTTTTGATAATAATCCAGAAATAGCCAAAGAAATTAAAAAAAATAAAGAAATGAAAAATGATAACAATTATAATGAAATAGGCTCAACTGTTTCTTATTTCCTTCAAGAGATTGAATGCAGAATATTAGAAGCTATTTTTATTTATTGTAAATCAAAGAATTTAATTTCAAATGATGCCGTTTTATGTGCTGATGGATTGATGATTAAGAAAGAAAGATTTACATATAATTTATTGAAGGAATTCAACGAATTAATAAAAATTAAATTTGGTTTTGAATTAAATTTCTCAGTTAAAGAAATGAATCAGGATTATTTAAATATCCTTGATAAACACGTTTTAACCGAGGAATTAATAGTTGCTAGAGAATTGGCCCCATATGATATAAATTTAGAAATTGATAATACTAAAGCATTTAATAATAAATTAATGATGGATTATTTTAATAGTGATTTAGAAAAAATAGGAGATGAGAATTATATTAAGTATTTTAAATATACTAATTCATTTAAATATTTCAATCATCATCACTCTTATTTTTACATTTTTAATAAAACATATAAAATATTTAAATCTGAAATTATAGGTTATTCTAAATTTGAAAGCTCATTTGATAACTTAATATTTACATTTAATAAAACTAAATACAGATTTACTGACCTTTATTTAGAATGTTCTGAACGTAGAACATATAGTGATTTTATATTTTGTCCTAATGATAAAAATATAAATGACAGATATAATTTATTTAATGGGTTTTCTCATGAAAATGGCTCAACTGATTTTAATGAAGATATTATTAATGTTTTTATTAAGCATATTGAATTTATATGTAATGAAGAAGGATTAAAAGAAAAGCCTATTTCTGAATATGTTTTAAATTGGTTTGCTCATATTATTCAAAAACCGGATATTAAAACTGAGGTTGCTTTAGTATTATATAGTATCGTTGAAGGTGTAGGAAAAAATAAAGTTTCTGATATATTTTCTAAAATTGTGAAGGGTTATGATGCTAAATTTAGAGATACAACAGCATTAACAGATAAGTTTAATGGTGATATGATGGGCAAATTATTTGTTGTAGGTGATGAAATTAATGCACGTGCTCAAGAAGTCGCTAATGAATTAAAAGATATTATAACAAGAAAAACAGAAAATATAGAATTAAAAGGTAAAGATAAATTCTTAATGAAAGATTTTAAGAATTATTTTTTTACAACTAATAACGAAAATGTTTTTAAAGTAAGTAATTCAGATAGAAGATTTATGTTTATTGAATGTCCTGAAGTTAAAAAGCCGTTGGAGTATTATGAGAAACTTGTTGCCTTTGAAAATGATGATGAAAACCTTCGTCAATTATATAACTATTTTAAAGCTCGTGATATATCAAAGTTTACAACAAGAAATATAATAATGACAGCATTTAAGAAACGTTTAATTGTAGCAAATGCCCCTGCATACATTAAATATGTTAAAGATAATCTTCATCATTTGAAAGGTTCTAATATTAAACCAAAAGAAATATATGAAGAAAGTATTGAATATGCTAAAAGAAACAAATTAAATAGTTCATACACTCAACATTCATTTGAAATACAATTTAAGAAGGTTTTTAAGGAGTTCAATATAAGAGATAAAAATAATAATAGTGTTTATTATTTCCCCGATGATATTGCAACCAATGAAAGAGTTATTTCTTGTATAGAAGCTAATTATGTTTAATAAATTTTATATTATTAATATTATGATTAATAATTTAATTTCGTCTTTTTAACCGTAGCATTCCCATCATACCGGAGGTTTACCATTTTATTTTATGTTTTTCTGGAGGTTTCTGGAGGTTTGTTTTTATATAAATTGAATATACTGGACGGTCTGGAGGTTAGAAGGGTTATTTTTAAAAATTTGTTATAATATTAGGGTTATAATAATTTATATTTATTAAAATAATATTTTTGTAATTTTTTAAAAATAACCCTTCTAACCTCCGGAATTTAAGAATAATATTATCCTTATTCAAAAAAAGTCTGGAGGTTAGCCGGAGGTTTAAAACCAGGGTTTGTTAAAAAGGTATGCTTAAATGATTTTTATCTGGAGGTTTTCCGGAGGTTATAAACCCTAAAATTGAATTTATAAGGTCAAAAAAAATAATATAGAAATAATATTCTAAGATATTATAATGGTAAAATCCAAAGTTAAGAAATCTCCGGCAATTAACCAATCCCCTACAGTTAGTATATTAACTATTTCCCAACTATCCCGTTGGGATGCTATTCAAGTTTTAAATGAATTAATTAAACGTCAGACCTATCATCGGATTATAGAATGGGTAATATGTGAGGGCTCAAAAACAGAAGAAGAAGCAAGTCAAAATAAAGAATTAATTAAAACTTTAAAATCAGACATTCCTATAAATTATATTGATTATACAGGGAAGAAATTAGGCGGACTCCGTAATGTAGCAAATACAACGGCAAAAGGAGAAATATGCGTTAATATGGATGATGACGACGCCTATTTCCCGACATATATTGAGCACGCAGTAAATAAATTGGTAAATAGTAAAGCAGAAATTGCAGGATGCACTAAAATCTTAGTTTATGATTGGTTTTTAAATAAGCTTGTTAAGTTCAAGGGTTTCCCCAATCTTCCCAATCATTCAACAAATAACGCCATAGCATTCAAACGCAGTTATTTAAAAAATAATAAGCATGATGAAAACGCAGAAATAACTGAGGAAACATCATTTACCAAAAACTATACAAACGAAATGGTTCAGTTAGAAAGTGAGAAGTCGTTGATATGCAACAGCCATTGTTTCAATACTTTTAATAAAAGAGAGCTTTTCATCAGCGGTATAGCTGGTATAAATAGCACATTGGAAGAAGTAAAAGATAGAAAACATTTTATGACTGATGATATATTTAATAAATATAAAGCTATATTTGTAAAAGATGATGGTAAAGTATCACCATACGATATTACATACTATACAGGAGGCTTCTGTGTAGAATGGAATCCAAATGATAAATCAATAACAGGTTCAGAACAAGCAATAAAAGAACTATCAGAGGCTTTTGTTAAAAATGGTAAATCGGTAATAGTATATGCAAATATAAACCTAAAACAAAATGAAGAACTAATATTAAATGGAGTTGTGTATAAAAACTGGAAAGAGTTCCCCTATCAAATAAGACATAATAATCTTATAATCTGGAGACTTTACGGAATGCTTGCAACTCTTCCATATGATTTAAAAGCTAATAAATATATTCTTGATTTACACGATACACCAAACAATCCTCAATTCATTAATCTATACAACGAATATGGCTATAAAATTGATAATATAATGTTTAAAAGTAAATTCCATAAGGAAGAATTTGAAAAAGTATGTCAAATATTAAAATGTTCTATAATTCCAAACGGAGTGAGAAAAGAACATTTTAAAATCAATCCTGAACCAGAAACAAAACGCGACCCTTATAAATTTATTTATTGTTCCTGTTATTTAAGAGCACTCCCCCAAGTATTAACCAAAATCTGGCCAATTATTTATAAAGAAGAACCAAGAGCCACTCTCCACTGTTTTTATGGTTATAATCATATCCAAGATGAAAACATTAAAAATCAATTAAAATTATTACTCGCAACCCCTGGATGTGTTGACCGTGGTAGACAACCTATGGATTTAATAATTAGAGAAAAATATAATTCATCTTTTCATCTATATCCAACATTAACAAATCAGGAAATTGATTGCATCAGTATAAAAGAGAGTGTCATCACATCCACAATTCCTTTAATAGCAAATTATGGATGCTTCAAGGAACGAGATGGAATTCATTATAATTTAAATAATGACCAAGATTATGAGAAAATGGCTTATTCAATCGTAAAAATGTTAAAAGACAATAAAAAGGTTGAAGAATATAGAAATTATTTATCAACTGAATGCGCGGATAAAATAAATGATTGGAATGATACAGCTAAAGAATGGCTATCAGTATTGAGTAATTAAACGCTCCATAAATTGATTATCATTTTTAACTTCATTAATTTTACAAAAAATTTTAATTAACTTTTTAAATTCGTCTTCAGTTAAACCTTTTTCAATATTACATATTTTAAATACTTCTTTATCGCCATCTCTATGACTATAATAAAACATAGTAAAATGAATTTGACAACCAAAAGGTATTTTTAAAATAGGTTTATTATTTTTAATAAAAGAAGAATAAACAGAAACATCAATAAAAACCTCATCAATACAATAAGGGATTTCAATATCCTTTCCCCTATCATCCATATAATGGCCTAATATTATATACATTTTATTATCAATAATGGAAAAACCGTTTTTTATATCTGAAGAATTAATTTTAATAATATCCATATTAAAATTAACTATATTTTATTTTTTAGAATATTTATTTACAAATTAAATGAACACCTTTGAAAACAAAACTATCAAGGCCTTTTCTATTTAATGGATAATCCAATACACAAAATTTAAGTTCATATCCTGCGGTTAAAGTTAATTGTTTAAGTCTACTAGCAAATGCATCAATCTTTTCTTCATCAGTATGTTCTTTATTAAAAGGTGATACAATAGCTTCAAGTTCGTGAAGTTCATCAGAACTCATAGGTTCCATACTTATTAATCTTTCTTCTCTAATCTTTTTACACATTAAATCCATAATTTTTTTATTTAATTTATTACAATATTCTTCAGCATCATCTTTATCATCAAAAATAGCCATATTCATCATATTAATCTTATCCCACACAACATAAACCTTTTTATTAACTAATTTCTCGACGGTTTGATTAATAAATTCATCGTCTAAGCTTGACATTGATGAAGTTTCAGAACTGCTATCACTTTCATAGTCTTCTTTTTTATCATCATCAATATGATTAAAATCGCCTCTTTCATACCTTTCTAAGGTTTCTTTATCAATTGCTTGTTCTAATGCTACAAAGCTGGTCATATACAATAACATAAGATTTAAATATTTTAAATATATTTTCGGGAGAAATCATAAATTAAATAAATCACCACAAAATGAAGAAACTCAAACTAGCTGGTGAGTATTTATTATTAGTGTGTTTCATTTGACCAACAGCCCTGGCCCTATAATTCTTCCTTTTCTCATCAGCAATTTCTGGTTCAGTTAGTTTGTAAATTAAATAGTCATTATAACCAACACGCCCAAATGCAACGGGCCCATCGGGAGAATTATAAATAAATTTGTGTATTCCATCTTTAGCCTCTTTAATTAATTTAGGGTCATAGCCATTCTTTTTGGCATTAGCTTTAACAAGCTCAATATATTTTTTTTTATTAAAATCCCCCAGTCCTGTTAAAGTAGGTTTAATATTATAGTCATCACTTCCAATAATCTTTTCAGTTATTAAAGGTTTAGGACCTAATTCCTGTTTAGCTTTTAACATTTTTTTTAAATTATCTTTTCCTAACTTTTCAGCAATTTTTAAAGGTCTACATAAAGGATATTCCCCCTCTTGTTTAACTGAACCACATTTTTTTATTTTACCTTCTAAATAAGAACCTATATCAATCCAATCCTGCTTGAACCATAAAGGCATATTCATTTTTTGATTATCATTTTTATTTTCTTTAAATTTTCCACCTCTCTTTATGTATTCCTTTATGACCCTACCAGACCTATAAAGAGAATGTTTTGGTTGCTTTTCATATATTTCTTTTTTAACTTGTTCATATAATTTTTTATTTAATGGAATTCCTAAACCAGCGCCCCGTTGGAATTTACTAGTAGGTGGCCCAAAAGCTTTATATACTTCACCCACAACCTGACCAACTCCAGGAATAGGAATATTATCAACTATGAAATCAGCAACATCAGTTAATCCACACGTTATTTTTCCAAAAAACCCCGAACATTGTTGTTCTCTTTCATATTTTCTCTGTTCGGCTTGACAAATCCCTAAAGTTGTTTGATAAGGCTCAACTATTTTTAAATCTTTAATTGAACAAGTAGTTGGTTGCATATCAGGATACATTTCTAAATATTGTTTATAAATTAAATTTAAATTATCATTATTTATTTTATCATTACTAAAACGTTGCTCACTTGATAAATTACGTGTAGCTCTAGCCCTACTTATTTTTTCTATATCACTATAATATTGTTCATAAGTTTTCTGAGTTTTATTCCCTCTCTTCTTTTTTAATTCATCCCATTTTTCACGTGTTAAAGCTCGGCTCATTAATTTTTTATATGCAGGTTCATCAAAAAATATTTTATCATCTGCATTAACAACAACCTCAAAAGCATTATCACCTACTTTTTTACTTCCTTGAAATTGTAAATTAGCATAATCTGGATAATTAGCCTGAACAAATTCTTGAAATGTTGGTGATTGTTGTCCATCATCTCCACCTTTCATTTTTTGGCATCCTTTCATGGGAATTCCTTTTCCCATTTTCTTTTTTAATTCAGAAATAATTATTGCCTTCATTTGTTTTAAGGCCTTATCGTGAGTTAATCCCTTTTTACTGAAACAATTTTCAGGTTCATCTTTCTTACATACTTTATATTTATCTCCAAATTTTTTTAGTTCAAATGGCATACTATATAATAATAATGATATATTATTTTTCAATAATAATATGAAATATTATTATTGGAAACCTTCGCTTTGATAGCGCTATTAAATACAAACAATTAAATACAAACAACTAATTTAAAATAATTAAAATAAATTTAATATAATTTTTTATTTCCCATTTCTCCCCTTCCCATTATCTTTGAAACAACCGCACCAGTATCTGTTATAAACTTAGCTATTTTAGAAGTGCGAGGTAATTCAGCAATAACCTGTTCTAATGGTTGATATAACCATTTTTCTAATTCAGAAGTTAATAAACCTGAACCAGATAATATATTTTTTAAGAATATTTGACAGTTATTAGAAAATGGATGATATTCAAACATCTTATATGGTGGGTTCCATAATTTATTAGCCTTTTCCATCATTTCATTTAATTTTAATACTTTATTATTTAAAGGGACATCAATAAATTCGCTTTCTTTAGAAACTTTAAAGCCAGTATCATTAATATTAATAACTTCATTCTTTTCAATCATAATTTTTTTATTATCAATATCAGCAACTAAACTTAAATGAAACAACTGGTCATAACCATATTTCTTTTTCAAATCAGTAAAACGATTACCAGAGATTAAATTTAATGCCTTTTCTAAAGCTGATACAATAGGAGTTCTCATAAGAGTTAATTTTTGAATAGGTTTATCACCATACTTTTCCAAAGTGCGTTTAGAAACATTGTTATATTGGTCAGGTAAATTAAATAATGATTTTACTTTTTCAACTCCTTTTTTAAAGAAATCAAGAATGCCGGCACCTACTAAATGGTTATATTCAGGTCTAAGCCTTCCAAATATTATATTGGTTGTATCATTAACCCTTTTTGTTCTAAAAGTCTTAGGCATAAATTTCTGTTTTGATATATTTCTGAAACGATGATAACCAGCAGTTTCACGGTGGAACATAGTTTTTTTATGTGTTATATCTTGGGCAATTTTAAACGCACTTTGATAGGGAACACTTTTTTTAACTATTACCGCGTGTATAGCATAATCATTTAATCCGGCTCCTTTCATATGCATCTCTTTTGATTGTTTCTTAAGTTCATCTTTCATTTCAGGATATTTATTTAAAATTTCCTCAGTAAGTCTTTTATGTTCTGTTAACCAATCATCATAAGACATTACTATTTTCTTTTTGGTTGAATGTTCAACATCATTTAATTCTTTTAACTGGTCATAATATTCTTTTTTGATTTTAGCATCTTTCTTAATAAAAGGTAATAAAACTGATGTAAGTCTTTTATGTTCTTTAATAAATTGGGCTCTTGTAAATATAACATTATCCATATTAGCTCCACCTTTCATTTTCTTTTTATCTTTTTCTAATTCTTTAATCTTTTCATTTACTTTATCAATTTTATTTTTATATTTGATTTCAATAGTTTCACCTTGCTTTTTAATTTGTTCAAAAGCCTCAGCCCTTTCTTTAGCCCCTGTTGTTTTAGTGATTAAAATATTATTTTCTTTAATCATTTTATTTAATTCTTCTTCTTTATCATTATTATATTTTTTAATTTTATTCTCTAATTCATTAATTTTATCATCAATAGCATCAATCTTATTTTCTAATTCTTCATTAACTTTTTTCTCTTTTTTAGGTTTAACTTCTATTTTTTCAGGTTCAGCTTTAACAATTTTTTTAATTTGTTTCTTTTCTTTCTTAGGTTCTTCAATAGGGAACTTTGTTCCCGTATACGCCTCCTGGGCTATAATCTTTTTTAATTCTTTTTCAACTATTTCCGGTTTAACTTTAATCTCTTCATCTTTATCAATCTTAATATTTTTTAATGCAACTTCAGCAATTTTTTTATTTTGTGCTTTTTTTTTTTTATTAATTTTCTTTTTATTTTTAATATCATCAAAACTAATAATTTGTTTTTCAATTAATTTAATAAAACCATCATTATCAATTTTTAAATGTTTTTCTATTTCTGTTATTAATTCATCTTTAGGTAAACTCCTATATTTAGGAATTCTATTATGAATATTATACTCTCTGACAATATTTCTCAAATTAGTAATATTTAAATCCGAAAAATTAACCATATTATAAGTTATATAATATAACTTATATTATTTTTTTATTAACAATTATATAAATATAATAATTAAATAATTTTTTTTATCTTACGTTAGGTAAAGCTATCCAGACCCCACTGCTATTATTGAAGAAGAAGATACCAGTTGATTTGGGTGCAATTTCATAACCAACACCATCAAGGGTTAAAGTATATTTATGTTGTGCTGATATATTGGCAAGTCTGATATAATTGGAACCAGGGCCGGAACCAGGAGTGCCACCTTGGAAAGTAGGAGTTGCGCTTTGTAATGCTGAATAAGTAGTGGTAAAACCATCAGATGAACCAACAGAGTCAACCAAAACAAGGAAGTTTGAAGAATTTGATAAGATATCGGCAGTTAATTCGGCAGTAGTTTTTGTAGTCCATTTGACACGATAGACGCTATTAGTAGCATCAGCAACGAGACCAGAAAGAGTATTAACATTACCAGAAAGAGTTAAAACACCACCAGAGAGTGTTTCAACTTTACCAGATAATGATGAAACTTGACCACTAATGGATACATTAACAGCACCTGAAAGAGTGTCAACTCTTCCAGACATTGTATTAATTTCGGTAGTATTTTGGGCAACAGCACCAGATACTGATGAAACAACACCAGAAAGAGATGAAACAGTGCCAGATAATGAGCTAATCGCAACAACATTGCCAGAAGCAGTAAAAAACGCATAGGTTAAAGTGCTAGACATTTATATACATTCAAGTGAGAAAATATTTTTTAAACTTAAAAATAAAAATTAAATTTTTTTTGATTTTTAAGATTTATCTTATAGAAATATTAATTGTAAGTATCCCATCCTTCACTATAGAAAGTGCGATATCTTTCATTAGGCATTACATTATAAACATCACCTTCAGCGAATTTTAATTTCATATTTTTACTACTTCTATGAATACAAATTTCCAAATTTGATTGGAAATCCGTAATAGTGGGTAATTCATATTCTAAGTCGGCAATACTTGATTTAATACGGACAACAACGTTCCCAACATCTTTCTTCTCTTCTAATTTATCATTTAATGCTTGGACATCAATATCATCAGCGATATCATATAATACATTTTCATATGAACTTGATGATGAAGGCGCAACTCCATCAGCAACCCAAATTGATGTAGTAGCTAGTTGAGTGATACAAGTGCATTTAATCATAGGTTGAATAGCACCTCCAAGTTGTATAGAGGCAAGTAAACGCCCATTTGAATTATTAATATTAAGGGTGCCAGTTGGACCAGGGAATGGATATGCACTAATAACAACAGATAACCCCTCAATAAATGCAGTTGCAGGTGGTATATTTGGTAAATTAATATTCCAAACAGCCCCCTGACTTCCTCCATTAGAATAAACTAATACTTTACCTAGGTCATTAACACTTACAGTGTAATCAGCACTTATAAAAGTATTATTATTACAAACTTGGGGTTGTGTCCAGATTGTGCCACCATTAACACTTAAATAGCCAGAAGCATCAGACCCCAAAATAGCACTTTGAGCGCCATTAGTTAAACGAACAGTCGGCAATGTTAAATTGCCATTTGCATCGCAATACATAGTAGTTGATGTATTTTGTGCCCCTTTATTATATAAACTAAAAGTATTATTAGCTTGGTTATTTGGATTAAATTGAGCCACTAAATTCCTAGTTGATGAACCTAAATCAGTGATATTAACATATGCATTTGAACCTAAAAATATGCCTTGATTTGAACCATCATTATTAAGTTGACCTTGTATAAGCCCACTTGATGGTGCTGATATAGTAATACTATTTATACTTTGTAAATCAGGGTCTAAGTTAATAGTAGCATTAGGTCCAGTTGGATATAGGAAATTAATATTTCCATCAGTATTACTTAATTGATTAATACCTGCTGGGACTGATATATTGATTAAATTGCCATTTGCTGAAATATCAACTGAACCATCTGATGATGTAAGAGAAAGCGCGATTGGTTCAGGTGGGTCTTCGTTCTGTTGCCACGTAAGAACCCCATTATAAGATTGTAAACGGTAGAGCGTTCCATAATCTGGATTAATATCTGAGAACCTAACTTGATAGGTAAAGACTTGGTTATTACTTAAATTATCGTTATAAATTTGGGGAAAATTGCCAGTTCCTGCGGTAATTGTCTCACAATTTATATTGGATAAACCTGAAATATCAGAAGCTAGATTAATTGTTTGTGTTGTTCCATCATCTGTAATAACTAAATTACCATCATTATTTTCTAAATTTACAACACCAGAAACTGATAAATTATAACTTAAAGCATTTGGCCCGGGTGTTGTTGATACAATAATACCACCAGAACCGGTAATAACTGGGAAATTATTAGAGGTATCAAGTAATTTCCCCCCACCTGTTCTATAAGGATTATTTAAATTAGTTTGAGTTGGTGTTATTTCGAGGCCTTGTCTTGAAGTTCCGGGCCCACTATACCAAATTGAAAAATTATCTGCATTTAATCCTGAATTACTAGCGGGATTTATGGAATTATATAAAGTATAATTACTACCTCCATTTTGAATATTATTAAATGAGTGAAAGAAAGAACCAAAAGAGGCATTATTATTTTCTGATGGTGTCCAGGTAAAACCCAAATTATTTTGTGTATTTTGAATATAATCAACTATATCATAGTTAAAATTAAAAGTTGGTGAAATATTTGTAAAACTCATTGGCCCACCAGCAAGGAAATTTAATCTATTTAAATCTGTAATGCTTTCACCGTTGGCAGAACCTGGATTGGCCCCCGCTTGCAATACATCCGCAAGTGGGTATATTTCTGGGACTGCGCTCAAATTAACTGTATTTCCTACCTGTTGAACTGTTAAAGAGCTATCACCTTGAATAACTAAAGGAAAATTATTAAAATTATTATTGTCTGTTGAATATTGTAATAGTTCCCCATTATTTGAAATATAAATATTTGATGACCCACTTGTATCAACAAATTGAGCATAATTTCCGATGGAAAGATTACTTAAATCCAAAGTTGAAACATTAGTGATATCAAGCCCCCCTGCATCATTACCTTGTGCGAGCACATCATTAAGAGGAATATCGCATTCTATAGAAGCTATTGTTGGAATTTGAGGATTTGGAACTACATTAATGCCATTCCCACCATTATAAATTAATGGTATTGTATCACCATTTAAAATCATTGTTCCTCCTTGACTTAAATTTAAAACTATATTACCGTTGATATCACTTGATAAATTAACATCATTACCTAAGTCAATTGTTCCCATCCCACTTAAATCTTGATTTAAGTTAATTTGATTGTTATTAATATTTATATTTTGTCCTGCTGAATATACTGTTCCAGAAACTCCGGCAATTGCATTACTCAAATCAGTAATTGTTGCCACTGCAATATTATTTTCTAAAAGTTGAGTTGCATTTAAACTCGTAATTCCTGAAATTGTTGTTGCTAATGATAAAGTGGGCGCAACATTTGACCCAGTTTTAACAATACCATTCCCTGCTGTGATTGATTGAATTGCGCCTGATGCATCAATCATTAAAGCAGACACATCATAAGCTAATGAAGAAATATCTTGTCGTAATAAATAAACTTGATTGCCATAATATAGGCCCGAGTCCCACCCCTGATTACTCATATTAATAATGACGAGAAAATTTAAATTTATTATTTTCGATATAAAATTATTAAAAAATATTTAAGATTTTTCCCAAAAATAAATTTAAATAAAAATCCTATCCTATATTAATGGGAGAAAATCCAAAAAAAATACTAGCATATAATGGCTTCCCTTTTCATTATGAAATGTATGGTTTTATAATTGATTATGCTATCAAACATAATTATAAGCTTGATATATTAACCAGAACGGAGTTTGAGTTAGGATGGTTAAAATATTATATCAAAAGATGGCCGGGCAAATTTAATTTAATTTTATTAACTAATGAAACTAAAAATAATATTGTTAAACAAGATTATGATGCTATTATTAAATTGACTGATGATGATTTTAATTTTGATGAAGATTTATGTATAACGGAAAATGTTATTTCTATTCATCATTGTGGAAAAAGAAAAATAAATAAATTATGTAAGAATTTAGGGACAAGACCATTTATATTATTACCAAATTTAAAATGGACATTACCTATTTATAGGAGTATGACTATAGAAGAAAAATTAAATAAAATAAAATTAAATAAAATTGTTTGTATTGGTAGGGCGAACACACCAATGATTATTGAGAACTTTCAAAAGAATTTAATGAAAGATTTTAATAAATATAATATTGTAATAATTGATAGGCACGTAAGAGAAGAACAATTTAAACACTTACAAAATGTAAAATGCTATCAAAGACTTGACGCGCTTCAAATGATGGAACATTTAGAAGATAGTGCTTATTGTTATATTGGAGATGATAATAAAGACCACGTTGCAGGCCATAGTATGAGTGGTTGCATTCAAATGGCATTGGGTCATTTATGTTGTATGATAATGCCTGAACAGATGAATAAATTTTATAAATTTAAATCAGTAATAGAATATAATTATGAGAACCTAATAGAATTAAACTATGATATCATGAGAATTGATGAAGATTTAAACGAAAATATTAATAGAAGAGATAAAGAATTAAATAAATTAATATAATATTATGATTTTTCCCATATGATTTATACTTTATATATAATTATATGGAGAAATAGCTATTTCTCTCTATTATATATTATACTTATAGGATTTCATCGGTATAAATCATAAATAGCCTAATTATTTATTAAGATTTAATCAGTATAAATCACAAATAGCCCAATTTAGTATTTTAAATTATATTTTAAATAAAATAATTTAATTTTCTAGTGTATATTATATAATGCTTTCTAGAATTCCACAAAAAAATAACACTTATAAATATATTTATTACGACCTTGATGTTCTTAACTATGATATTACAGATGGAGCCCCTAAGAAATTAGAATTCAATGTTCAAAGAACAACCGACGTTATTCACAGGCCTCAAGATTATAAAATGTCTATCGTGCGTTTTCAATGTGATAATAAAGTTCCTGTGTTTATTCCATTAATAGAAATTGGACAGATGGACATTAATAAAACAATTTATAAAATAACTATGGAATATAAAACATTTTCATATACAAAAATAGTTCAATTCTATCCACAGAATATTTTAGCCCCATTAGCCAATATTCCAATTGATTACCAAGATATTGAAACATCAAACTATTACGAAATTGACTCGCTTGAATTTGCAACGGGAATTTTTAACGATGCTTTTAAACAATGCTTAACGGGTTTAAATGCTTTAGTTGTTGCAGGTGGTGATACATTACCATCTCAGAATGCGCCATTTTTAGAATATGATAATGATGGTTCTGGTAAATGGAGTGCATATTTTGATATTTCAGGTTATAATATGGATGGGTCAATACCTAACCCTATTAAAGTTTATGGTAATGACGCTTTTTGCACTTTATGGGATTTATTCCCCTATATTAATTTAAATCCTGCTGGAGTTAAATCAAGACAATTTAATGTTAGAAATATGAATAATACAAATGTTATTTTGGGGACTTATACTCTTTTAATGTTAGAACAAGATTATTCAATTACACCCGCAAGAATGACACCAGTCTCTTCATTGGTTTTCGTTTCTAACTCTTTACCTGTTCAGCCCAATATGGTTGATTTTCCAACTTTGTTTGGTTCAAGTGCAGGGAATAAATTTATAAGCAATCCAACCCTCCAAATAATAACGGATATTAGTTTAATTGCAGAAGGTGCTACTAATTGGAATGGTCAAATTTTATATAATCCAACCGCCGAGTATCGTTGGGTTTCATTGATGGAAGGCCCACCTATTAGAAATGTTCAATTACAGGCATTTATAAAATATAAATTTGGAGTTTATAAGCCTTTATTTTTACCAAATGGTGGCTTTGGTTCCTTAAAATTACTTTTTGAAAAAATTGATTAAGTATAAATCTGAAAAATCTCGGTATAATAAATAAAAAATTATAAATTTAACTTTATAAATTTTTATCTAGTTATTATTATATAATGGATACTTCCTTACCGATGACCAAACAACTCTATGAGAGTGATATGTCTTATATTCCTGACGCTGTTTTACCTATTGTTAAAGGCCCCCAAAATGTTATTTCTCGCGCCTTCCCTTCATCTTCTTCTTCTAACAGCTCAATTAACTTCGCTATTCTTAACGCTAATGATGTAATTTCTGGTGCCCTTTATCTCCAAGCTAAATTTAACTTCCGTATGACAACGGCTGCTGCCACTTCTGGTGGCAAGTCTGCTATTGTTAACGGCTATGGTAATACTTGGTCGCTTGCACCCTTCCCCCTTTCTCAAATGTTTTCTCAATGCACCCTTCAATTAAACAACTCTGCTTTCCAGATGGACTACCTCAACGGCTTAGCTCCATTTTTAAAGATGAACGAAAAGGTTCTTGCTCAATTTGCACAAACTGCTCCCGTTCGTTTGGATACTGTTTCCAAATATGCTGATGTTCCTGCAACATCAAACTTAAACGTTCTTGGTGGTTATCAAACAAGCGTTTCTAAATATGACGCCCCCTCAAATGGTTCTTTCTATGGTGTTAAATTAGTTGATGTATCTGGTGCTGGTGGTTATCAATACACCGATGTTGAAGTTGAAACAACTGAACCAATTCTCTTTGGTCCTCTTTGTGTTCTCCATCAAGAACGTCCCTTAAAAAATATTACTGTTATCAATGCTGTTTTCCCTATTGATGGCACTTGGGCCCAGAGAGTTGTAAGATGCAATCCCTCTTTAGCTCCTACACTCACCAATCTTACAATTGGAACAAATGATGTCTCAATGCTCTTAAAACAAGCTGGTTTAAATGCTTCTCAACTTGCTCGTGTTCCTCCCACTCAAGTTTCCAAATTCCAGAACCTTGTTTATAACTCGCTCTATGTTGGTAATTTAACAACTGCCAATTTAACACAAACATCTCAAAACTACCAACTCCAAGGTATTCCTTCTATGATGATTATAGGCGCTAGACGTCGCGCTGCACAGAGAAACAACGAACCTGACTTCTTCGTTCCTGTTAAAAATATTTCTTGTGTCTTTGGTGCTAAGTCTGGTATTCTTTCCACATCAACACAATCGCAATTATATAATATGAGTAATAAAAATATTGGTTATTCCCTTAACTATCTTGATTTTATTGGTAAAGCTTATATTAACAACGGCACAACTTCAAGCGTTATTAACACAGCTGGTGCACCCCTTTTCATCGCACCTGGTAATGGCGACTTCCCTCTTGATGATGACCAAGCATCGGGTTTAATGGAAGCTATCAACTTTTCTTTCACCATTACTCTTGACGCTGATTATATCACACGCTACGGTGGCACTATTTCAGATGTTGAAATTTTCACTGTTATGTTCTTCCCTAACTTATTCGTTTCTATGCCTGGTGGTGCTTCTGAAACTCCTGCTGGTTATGCTACACGCGCTGAAATTGCTCGCATTTCTAACGATGAAAGACCTGTTGGTGCTATTGCTGATGTTGTGCCGATGATGACTGGTGGTTCTATATGGTCCCTTTTCGGCAAAGCGGTGCAAATGCTTCCAAAGGCTCTACCTGTCATTAAAGGTGTTGCTCAAGCTATTGACCACCCTGTAGCTAATAAGACAGCTGATGTCCTTGGTAAAATGGGCTTTGGTGCATCCGGTGGCCTTGCTCGTAGAGTTCGTTAAATAAAATAAATATTATTTAATATAATTTTAATATAAATTATATTATATAAATGGATGATAAAAATAATAAATTAAAAATTGTATATAATGATAGTTTTGAAACTTTATTAATGGAAGAATGTCAAAAATCCGAATGTATGGCTATATTGCATAAGATGGCTTATATTAAATATAATTTTATTTCTATATTATTAAATTTACCCGTTATTATATTATCTTTAATAGTTGGTTTCATTTCTCCTATTAATTTAAATATGAATAATAAGGAAATCATGCTCGGGAGTATTTCATTATTTATTTCTATTTTAAAAACTATTGATAGTTATTATGATATTACTAAAAGGGTTCAAGCCCATCAAATTATATCTTTATCTTATTCTAAAATATCAAATTTAATAAGGATTCAATTATCAATGGAGAGAAATGTAAGAATTGACCCAAATGATTTATTAAGTGTTATTTGTAATGATATAGAAAATTTAAGAAGTTCAGAGCCTATTATTCCTAATAATATTATTAATGATTTTAAAATTAAATATAAAGATGAAGGAGGTGCTAAGCCGAATATTGTAAATGGGCTTCTCCATTTTGATATTAATAAAAACATATTAGAGAAATCAAAAATTGATATTCAAATACAAACGGATGAAATTAAAAATAATATAGAAATCAGAAAACCAAATTGGAAATAAAAAAATAATATATAATTTATATTATATAATGGACGATATAATTAAGGATTTAAAAAAACTTGATACAAAATACGGAAAAGGAAAGGCTAAAATGGAAGGTGGTTTCTTAGGCGCCCTTGCTGGTTTACTCGCACCAGTTATAGGTCAGGCCTTAGGTCTTGGTAAATCTGGTGGTTGTGGTGAATGTTATGATGATGATGCTAGTTCTGTTAGTTCTATGAGTGATATGGAGGAAGAAATGACTTTAAAAAGAGTTCCTAAAAGAAAACATAAAAAAGAAGAGAAAGAAGTTGAAGAAGGAAAAGGAAAATCCGGAGCTGGTAGAAGTGGAGCAGGTAAATCTGGAGCCGGTAAAAGTGGAGCTGGTAAAAGTGGAGCCGGTAAAAGTGGAGCCGGTAAAAGTGGAGCTGGTAAAAGTGGAGCCGGTAAAAAAAGAGTAGCTTCACCTTGGGCAATGTTAGTTAAAAAAGTAATGGTTAAGGAAAAGAAATCAATGAAAGATGCAATTAAACATATTCAAGATAATGGTTTATATAAAAAATAAATTATAGGTTTAATTAATGTCTAATAAACTAATTATTTATTCATGTGATTGTTATAATTGTAATTGGATTGGAAAAAATAATTTTAAAGATAATGATATTTTTTATGGTGAAAATTTACCAGAAGCAACTGAAGAAATGATTAAATCACAAAAAGAAAAAGAAGATGAAATTAAGGATTTAGTTGATAAAATTAATGAAATAATATTAAAAAATAAAAAAAATAAATATAAAAAATAATTTAAAATTTTGAATAAATATAAATAAAATAATATAAATTTATTTTATTTATTTTCTAATTTATAATAATAAAATGAGTTTATTTTTTTTGAATGCTATTGACCTTTTTAAAAATTATGCAGAAGATGTTGAAATAAAAAAGCGTGAAATGTTTCAACGTATTAAATATAATAATGAAATGGCTGGTTTAGTTGAATTCCAACCAAAATCAGAATTAACACCTTCTTTTAAATATAATTATGACCGTTTATATACTAATTTAGAACAAATTATTAATAACTTCCCAACAATATTTTTATCTTCATCTATTACGAAAAAATATCCAGTAGAACCATTTAAAATTATTGCTGTTCTCGGTGCGTGGAATAATTTAGTTAGTTATTTTAAAAATTTTGTTGAACCTAATATAACTAGTTTTGAAAAAATGGATTTTGAAAGAAAATTAAACAATTTATTACCTGGTTTAAATTCAATTTATTCCAATATTGGACAACTTCAACCAAATGTTTTTTCAACCCCTTTTGTTAATGAATTATTTGATTTAATTCAAAATATAAAAAATGGTATTTTTAATGAAATAGTTTTATCTGATGAAGTTTATAAAATTATTGAACAAAATCCTATTTTATTTGATAGCGCAAATGAGGAAATAACAAAACAAATTGAAAAAGAAACACAAGTTTCAGAACCTGAAATTGTTCAAACTACGGCTAAACCTTCTGTTCCAGATAGTAGTTCAACAACCGTTGATTTAACAGGATTTCCTGAACTTGATTTAACGGATTCACAAATTAATGAAGAACCTATTCAAATCTCTCCCGAATTAGAAAAACAAATTACAAATAGAATTAAAACAATTGAAGATTCACAAAATGAAATTAATATTTTAAATCAAAAATTAGAAAATCCCCCAGAATTATCTTATTTTAATGAATTAAGAGGATATATTAATAAAAAAGGTCTTGATATACCTTTTGGTTTAAATTATATTTTATCAACAAAAGAACCACCAAAAACATCAAAAATTAAAATGGATAAAATTATATTTGAAAATGATGATGAAAATAAAAAATTTCAAAAATTAAAAAATCAATATTTAGATAAATGGCGTGATTTTCATTCTAAATATACAAGAATTGATAATGAAATTGCTACACAAAAAATTATTATTGAACGTAATATTGAAGCACTTAAAAAAATTGCTAATGAAAATAAAGATATTAAAATGGCTTTGGATAACTTTATTAAACAAATTAATGAAATGATTCCAAAAGGAAATATTTTAGGTAGTGGTAAAAAAAGAAAACTTAAAGGAGTTAAAAAAGGTCGTGGGCGTCCTAAGAAAGAAGAACCTAAAAAAGGCAGAGGCAGACCTAAGAAAGAAGTTAAAAAAGGTCGTGGGCGTCCTAAGAAATTACAAGATAGGGTGAAATAATTTTCTAATTATATTTATATGGATAAAAAAACTGTTAGTAATACATATAAATATTTAAAAAAAATTTATAAACTTTTTACAATAGGAACTAATAAACCAATTCTGGCTGGTTCTTCTTCATTAAAACAAATTAAATATTTTGGGGATTTTGATTTTTTCGTTAATATTCCTTCTTATACTGCATCATATTTATATGAAAATATTGAACGTATTTTAAATAATGATATTGAAAATTTATTTTTTATAGAACAGAAATATCAATTTACAGATGGGTCAAAACAAAAAATTTATAAACCTAGTATAACCCGTGAAACTTTTGACAAATATTTTGAGAAAGGTATTGACTTTTTTAAATTTGATTGGGTTTATTATCATGAAAAAAATAATCGCTTTATAGACATCAGTGTTATTTATTTTTTAACTGATAAAAATATTAATAAAAAAAGTAAAAAAAGTAAAAAAGTAAAAAGTAATTTAGCATTTGATTTATCAGTTGATGCGGTTCATATGATTTCTATTAAAAATTATTATAAAAGTTTAAAACGTTATTATTCCTTATTTACAATTAGTAATAATAAAAAAATGATTGATTTATTAACTAAATTTTTCAATACTGATGTTGGTCAAAAATATGAATTAGTTTCAACACTTGAAGCTTATTTAAATTGGGTTAATAAAGGTTATGATAAAATAAATAAGGAAATGAATTCAAGATTTCTACAACATTTATCTTTTAATAAGGAAATGATAAAGAAAATCATCTCAAAAAATAAAAAGGATATTAATATGGCCTCAGAATTAATTTTAAAAAATATTATTTCCTAAGGTTTAATAATGTCAATTAATACCGAAAAAGAAGGTTTTAAATTCGCTGTTATTAAAAAAAAAGATGAAGGAAACAAAGTTTATAAAAAACTTTATGTTTCATCTGATAAAGATGATGGCGTTCAAGATTTTGAAGTAAAAAAAAACTGTGAAATTCAAATTATTCCATCAGATGATGCTGACCGTGCAAGGACATTTTATGTGTCGGGGCCTGCTGGTTCTGGTAAATCATATTGGACTGGGGCTTATGTTCAGGAATTTCATAAAAAGTGGAAAGATAGACCAATCTTTTTATTTTCTGAAAAACCAAAAGACCCCGCTCTTGATTTTGATTATGTTCAAAGAATTAATCTTGATACTATCTTAAAAGAACCTATTACTTATGATGAAGTATTAGAAAGCTGTCCAAATGGTGGTTTATTAATCTTCGATGATATTGATGCACTTTCAAGACATAAAAAAGTTTTAGTGTATGATATCCTTAACAAATGTCTAGCCTTAGGAAGAAGTGCTAAATTATACTGCATTTATACCTGCCATAGTGCTACAAACTCATCAGAAAGTAAGGTGGCATTACAAGAGGCTCAGGTTATTGTATTTTTCCCGATGAATTATAATCGTCAATTAAAATATTTATTAGAAAATTATATTGGATGTGATAAAACAACAATTAATAAAATATTAGAAAGTAAATCAAGATGGGTGGCATATATTAAAGGATGGCCGTGTCTTTTTGTTGATAGCCATAGGGCCTGGACCCAAACGTATAAAAAAGTATAAGATTTTTTAATTTAAGATTTTTCCCAAAAATAAAATCTCTAGTAATATTATATAATGGAAGGTTTTATTTACAAAATTACAAATAATGTAAATGACGAATGCTATATTGGAAGCACTACCAAAAAATTAAACTCCCGTTTTTCTAATCATAAATCAGCTTATTTGAAACGTGGAAATGGTGGACGAGGTAATTGCACCTCATTTGATTTATTTGATAAATATGGATTGGATAATTGTAAAATTGAATTGATTGAAGCGGTTAATGTTAATGATGTTAAAGAACTTAGAAGGCTTGAGGGAAACCATCAAATTAACGCTAATAATTGCATTAATAAATGCACTGCAGGATTAACAAGACAAGAAAGTCAGGCTATTTATCATAAACATAGTGAAGTATATAAAGAATATCAAAAAGAATATAGAAAAAAAATAGCTGGTTTTGTATTTCCTTGTGATTGTGGAAAACAATATAATAAATTAAATAAATATAGTCATTTTAAAAGTAAATATCATATTGAAAATGTTAATAAAAAGGTATAAGGTGAGCAAAGCTCACCCTATAACGAAAAACAAAGTTTTTCAGTATAAATCATAAATTGGTATAAATATAAATTAAAAAATCTAGCTTAATTTATATATATGAGCGAGAAATCTTTTGAAGATAATATTAAACAGAAATTTAAAGAAAAAGGCATTGCTGATTCTTCTGTTAAAATATATTTACGTTGTTTAAGAAAGTTAAACGGAGGTGATGAAATTAAAAACTTTGATTTTTTAAAAAAGAAAAATGAAATAGAAAAATATTTGAAAGACTTTTCAGATAATACGAAAAGAAGTTATTATATTTCTATTTGTTCTACTTTAAAATTATTTGAAAATAGTAAAAATAAAACTATTAATAAGCTTTATAATGATTGGGTTTCTAAGATGAATGAACAAAATGAAAAACTTAAAGCTGTTATTGCCGATGGCGGTTCATCCAAACAAAAAGAGAATATGATTTCATGGGATGAGGTTAAAACTATATTTAATAAATTAAAGGAGAAGATAGAGGACAATGTTTATAAGAAACCTATTTCAAGAAGTCAATATTCTGATTTAATGAAAGTTTTAATTTTAGGATTATATGTTTTACAAATTCCTAGAAGAAGCCAGGATTATTTTATGATGAAAATGTTTAATCATCCTATAACTATTGATAAAAATATGAATTACCTTGATATACAACATAAAAAATTTATATTCCAAAATTATAAAACAGCCAAGGTTTATGGTGATGAAGATGTTGAAATTAATCCTGAATTAATGAGTATTATTAAAAAATATATTGCAGTTCATCCACAGATTAAGAAAGGAGTTAAACAGTATGAAGTTGACTTCTTATGCACCTACGATGGAAAAGAATTCAAGAATAATACAATTACAAAAATATTAAATTCTGTATTTGCACCTAAAAAAATTAGTGTTTCTATGTTAAGACATTCCTTTATCAGTTCAAATAAAAACTCTGGTGTTTTGAAAGAGATAAAGAAGGAAGCCGAAGCTATGGGTCATACTGTTGAAACCCATTTAAATTATTTAATTGAAAATGATAAAGAACAGGAAAAACCTAAAAAAAAAATAATGGTTAAATTTTAATCTCTTTTTAATATAATATGAATAATAAAAAGATATTAAGAAATATTGAGGCTACCCCGATGACGGATGCTGATATTAAAGATGTTTTTATTGAAGGAGGTTTAAACTTTACTCCACGTTTTATTAATTATTTGGATTTAGAAGATTATAATGATATTAATGATTTATTAGACAAAAATAAAAGAGACTGCATTTTTATTTTATATCCTGTTATGGAACCCAGAAATAATGGCCATTGGACTTTATTAATGCGTGATGGTGATATATTTTATTTTTTTGACTCTTATGGCGGGGCGGTTGATGCACAGCTATCATATCAAGCCTATAAACCGCAATATAAAAAGAAATTATTGACAAATTTATTAAAAGGCTATAAAGTTGTTCATAATAGGACACAATACCAACAGGATGGAGCTGATAAACAAACCTGCGGGCGTTGGGCTACATTCTTCGCTTATTGTTGGATGGAAGGAATGGGATTTTATCAAATTAAAAAAATATTGGATATGATACATCGAAAGACTCCTTACAGTTTTGATGAAATTATATCTGGTTTAATTAATGATTTTTAATTATTAAAATTTTTAAAGTTTTGAGAATTTACAAAATCAACTATTTCATCTTGTGTTAAATATGCTTCCTCATCTATTATTTCTAATTCTTTATTAATTGAATATTTATAATACTGTTTAATAAGAAACCAATCATATTCACCGTTTAAATTTGAAAAACATAATACTATATTTATACCAAACGGAATTTTTAAATTTTTTATATTTTCTAATCCATAATTATAATTAAATATTAAATGGTTAATTGTTGGGGGGATTTGAAAATTTATTATACTTTCATTATTATATTTTAATAAATATAAATTGTCTCCTTCTATAAAATATATATTATGAAAACCATCTTCAATTAAATCATATTTATTAATATTAACTATACGCATCATTATATTAAGGTTTAGAAAATAATTTTTATATATTTTTTTGTATTAAAAATACTATAAAAAAATATTTACTAAAATATTATAATGGAAGTCAGAAAGACAAAAAAGGAGTATTATGATAATTTTATAAATAAAAATAAGGAACGTATTGATAAACAAGTTAAATGTGATTTAT